TCCCATGGAATTCAATCATGCCGCTGTCATTGTCAATAGCAAGGTCAGCCAAGGTCACTGGCCAACTCTGGTTATCTTGCCCCCATATTGTAATTGAGGTAATTGAGATGATGGGAAAGATTCCAGCAACTAACAATCTAGAACCATCACCATCCTGAAACTCTTCATAACCCGTATGAAGGTCGAAGTCTCGTCGGCACCACTTCTTTGCTGCTGCTTCAACTCCAGCAATCACCGATGTGACGAAACCATCACTGTCGGATCCGTTTGCAATCATCGGCACGGTACTCATCGAGGGAATGAGGCGAACCCGTGAAGAAGTTAAATAAGACATTGCAAACTCCTTAACATCATCGGCCGAGTTGTGGGAACATCCCACTATTTAAACTCGGCCGATGATGGTGACGATTGTGAATAGGTTACTTCGTGGGAGTCGTTGTTACAAGATCGCCAAGACTAGCAGTTCCAGTTGCTGCCTGGTGTGCATCAATGATAGCCTTTGCTGCCGGAGTTTGGATTGCATCCAAGGTAGCGACCGCAGCTGGGGATACTGTGATCTGGCCGGCTTGAGCGGCGACAGCAACAGACTGTGCAATGCTGGTTGCGGCTTGAGCATTTTGCTGGGACTTGCCTGCAAGCAGGAAGTTTCCGATGAGTGACAGCCCAAGGCTAATCGCCCAACCATACGTTGGTATTGCCGCAGCAGGGGTCGCAGCCGCGGTAAGTATCGAACCAGCAGCCTGGGCAGGGGTAGTCGCATTCGCAGTTCCAGCAGCTGCTTGAGTAGCGGCGGTTGTCAAAGTCGCTAGAAGCTGGTCTGCTAAAACCTTCTGGGCTTGAAGCGAGGTAATCTGGGCCTGAAGTTTAGAGATTGAATCCGAGGAAGGAGCTGCCGCGATTTGCAGTTTCAAAGTTGCAATCTGGGTAGTCAATGCCGATACTTGTACTGAGGAATCTGGTTGAGTAGTTGCGGCACTCAGCTGTTTCTGAAGGTCGGATACCTGTTGCTGTAAGGTAGATACTGTTGCCGGAGAGGGCAACGCGGCAAGTTGCGCCTTCAGCTGGGTAAGCTGGGTATCAAGTGCGGTACTCGTAGCTTGCACTTGTTGAAGGCCGGCAGCAGTCTGAGCTGTTCCGGATTGAATAGCCGGTAATGAACAAGCGACAACAGCCATCAGGCTTATACCCAACAGCAGATGCCGAAGGCGACCCTTGGCCGCAGTGCAAAGTGATTTGAGGTACGTAAGCATTAGTTGTCTCCTTTCAAGAGAACAAGGTACGCAGAAGTAAAGGCTTGCGGCATTGACCGGCGGGTTTATCCAACCAACCACTAGTGCGGGCCTGACTTACCCGCCGGTCTGTACCTCCAGCCGTTAAGCTTGAGGGATGCATCCAGAATTAGGAGAGGATATTCGGAGCAGCCGTCGAAGAGGAGATACGGGAGAACTTCTGGAAGACGATCGCCGTCGCCAAACAACCAACAGAACCACCAGTGATAACAACCTGTGCATAATTAAATGCATTGTTGGTATCCATCAGGCTGGGATCAATGTCGACAAGGGCTTGCAGGTGGTTGACAGAGTTGTTGCCCGTTGGAGCCAAGGTCAAGGTACCAGTCAAACCAGTAGTACGGGTAAAGGTATCCGCCGTGCTGTTCTGGTTGATGTCAGCTGCGAGGATCGCATTGAGAGCCTTGGTGGTTGTAGCCGTATCATTGAAGGTGGTGGCTTGCTGCATTGTAACAATAGCCGAACCGCCGGAGTTGGTACCATTGATGCCGGCGAGAATTAGGATCGCCAGTTTCTCACAATAGCCCATATTGAACCAAGTAGACTTCACTGCCGTGGTGGCAGCGACAACCGAACCCTGTGGGATAACCACAGAGGGCCGGGCAAGTTCAAGAAGACGAAGACCATTCATAAAAATCCCTTTCAAAGGAATTAGATGTTCAAAAGTATATGTGTCGTTTGACTTGCTCAGTTGATTGGTTACAGGCCACTGCCACGTACTGCAAGGGACACGATCGACGACAGCGTCGTGGTGCCCTTGTAGGGAGTCAGGGCTTTCGGCCACCAGGGGGCTCCGTCACAACGGAAGGTGAACTTGAAGACCTGCTCGTCATAGTCGAAGCGAAGGTGCATCGACATAGCAGTCTTGATACCGCCCTTAGTCACGAAGCAATAGGACTTCGGATCCGTCAGGATGATGTCGCCATTGGCACCCAAGCTCTGGGCCTGTTCAATGACTTTCACCGGTCGACCTTTGAGGCGGCCAGGGGCTTCACCAGTCAAGCCACCAGGCATGAGGTACATCGGAACAGTAGAACCACCAGTGCCGATGGAGAGAGCCAAGAGGTCAAGCTGAGGTTCGACATTCTGGTTGATATACCAGTTAGCACCCTTGCGCAAGGTCGACTGGCAGCGAGCATACATGTTGGAGATGTTCGCTGCAACGACGGTCTGGTTCGCCTGACTCGATTCCTTCGCAACCTGAACATTAGCCGGCGACGTGAGAATACCAAGGGGCTTACCGACACCATCGCCATTGATGAGGGCATCCATGATGGCGAAGTTCATTTCCGTGGAAACCACGTTCATGAGCAGCTGCTCGAGAGCAAGGCCAGTATCGTCAAGCTGTTCCTGCGTAACGAAGACCAGAGCCATGAGCTTCTTCAGCGTGAGCTGCAGCCGATCAAACTTCGGTCGAGTGCCCGTGAGATTGGTGCCTTCAGCAACCCAGGAAGTTTGCACACCGCCATAGCGGCTGCCGGTCGCACGGGAGTCTTCTTTGAGCCGCGGAAACACAATCGAGTTGCCGCCGATGTTGTAGGTATCAACATCATTGAGCAGATCAGATTCGTCGAAGGTTTTGCGGAACAACTTATCGGAGAAGGTCGGTGGAATGAGAGCCGCACCATCTTCGACATTCTGCGTGGTCATAGGATCGTCAGTGGTGGAAGCTTTGGTCCGGCGATCATAGGCCAAGACCTTCTTCATCTTGTCCGTGACTTGCGGAGTCTTCTGAGAGAAGAGCATCACATCACGCATGTATTCGCCGAACTGCTCATAGCCGAAGGCATTGTCATCGTTTGCCTTGTCCGTAACTTCCAAGCTGAAAATCTTAGAGCCGGATTTGGCCAGGTTCTTCTTCGCCTGTTCAAGAGCCTGATCGACAATCTCGCCGATCTTCTTCTCGACCTTGCTGATGATTTCCTCCGCAAGACCAGAGGTGGGGTCAGGCACCAATTCAATGGACTTGGCAGTGAGCAGCGGGCCGGCATCCTCTTCGGTCAACTCAACCTTCTCACCAGCCTTGTGGCCCAGGATGCCCTTCTTCAGAACATACCATTTCTTGGTTTCAGTGGTGGGGGGAACTGTGGGTTCCATAACTAATACTCCGTTTGAACCGTTTAGATATGTATGTACTTTGGCACCAAGTAAATCCGTCTCTACTTGAGATGGGCTTGCAGGTCGAACCTGCCATGCTTGCTTCAAGCTAACGGCTCAAACTCGCTAAATTCGACCACGCTTGCGATCAATCACATCAGTGACGATCGATCCAATGTTAAGGCCTGCAAGAGACTTCTCTACCTTAGCCAAGACTGACTCACGGTATGCTGTCAAGGTGAGATGCTCGGGTTCAGCTTCCTGTTGCTGACTTATTGCTTTGGCCACAACTTCCTCAGCCTCACTGTCGAAGTCTGGGACAATCATCCCAAGGGCGAACAGTAATTTGTCAGGGATCTGCATTCCAGATTTACGACACTTGCTGACCGTCTGAACCAGCGCATCAGGATTCGCTTGAACAGGTGCGACTGCGTACTCGAGTGCAATGCACTTATCAAAGACCACCCTACAGTTGGTCATCGTCGGATTGTCTTTTAGTTCCTTATCCGTAGGTGCCCGTGCAGACATCGGCAGGAATCCAATAGACTTGCCATTCAGGTCGCCGGTCTTCACCATGTGATAAACGGCATCAGCGAACCAAGGTTCAGTTGCCGGCCACAAGTCAGTCCCAGGCCGTGGAGTATAGCGAGTCTTGGCAATCCAGCCATCGGTACCGTTCTTCAGTTTCTCCGACTTGATCCACAGGCACTTGCCAACAGGTAAGGCATCATACATGTGGGCGAAGGTCACGACTGGGCTCTTGCGGAATTGCTTCCAGTCAATACCGCCAGCCAGGACAACTTCACGATCACGGTCCAGGGTAGAGGTGGTAACCATCGACACATCCGCATGCTCCCCATCTTCGAAGGTTGAAGCCTTCGAAATACAGGTCATACGGCAGAGACCAACGTCCTTGACCTCAGCAGGACGGTCCTTCATGAGCTGCTCAATTTCACGAGCTGACTCACTGTGCATCGGAATGCCAAGTGGCCCTTGAGAATCCCCAAAGGCTTTGCAAAGTAATTCTTTCATGTTGGGCAGCATTACTTGCCTCCTTTGGGTTTCTCTCCGACAACCTCTTCAGTGATTGTGCACTGACAACGAGGGTGGGCGGGAGGATACGGTATATCAGAATATGGGCCATCACCAACTTGAGCAAACAATTCACCGGCATCAACACCTTTGTCATTGTCTGCCGCAATCTCTTGGCACAGTGGGCAAGCATCCTGTGAGAGCAACCACTTGAACTTGATTTGCAGGCCAGACTCTTTAGCTGCAAGCGCTTGGCCCGCATGCAGAGCCCGTGAGCTTTCGCTCATCGCAATAGTCTCAGCCCGGTACTTACTTGCCTTATCAAAGATGGCCGACACCCACTTTGTCAGTTCAGTGGTAGTATTTTCACGAGACAGCAAACCGGATGCTAAGTCTTTGCGTAGTTGGTCGAGGGCATCATTCAATTCAAGGGATGTCGCCTTGTTAGTCTCCGCACAGAACTTCATGGTTGAACGTTTGATAGCATCCGCTACTCTGGGATTTGTTACATCAAACTGCTTATCAAGACCAAGACGAGCATTCAGCCCACTGCCACCATCTTCATAATACATCTGTATGATTGGCCCAAGTTCTTTGGCCATCGCCGTATCCCAGCCATCAAGGTTGATGCTGGTGGGAATGACTGCTTTTGCAATCGCAACTCGCAGCGACTTACCAAGATGCTCATCAAGAATCTTTCGTTGTTGCTTACGGAAGAAGTTCTTCAAAGCAGCTTGGAGTCGGCCATATCCTGGAAGTTGACGAGTATGGCCAGTCTCTGCTTTGCCCCAACCTTCAACAAGTGTACCCGCCTTTTCATGGATCAACGTTGGCGCAGTTATCTTAAGCTTGTGCTTGCCATCTTTATCACAGCAATAGCTGTCAATATATCGCTTGGTCTCTTCATCCTGATCTGGCTCGTTGCTGCCATCTTCTTTTGGCTTGTTGGCCAACGCCTCAGCTTGGATGCGAGCCTTCTCAAGTTCCTGTTCAGACTGGGCTGCCTTTTCTTCGTCATCCATTGGTTGGGCTTTGGCCACAGGGATCCAAGGCTTCTCGCCCCATTCAACAGCCGGCATTCCAATCTCTTCACGTTCTTCATTGACAGTTGTCAATGCGTTGTTGAGATTAGATTCACGTTCCTTAAGGGTAGTATCCGTATCAACGGGAACAGGATCATCATAAGCCAGAGCAATGCGAGCATCAAAGTCCGGAGCAAGCTGAAGATTCAAGGTCCCAGCGATGCGCAAACAACGAGGGCGAAGTGCAAGCTTTGCATGCTGATAGTGACCTGCATCTGCATTGGCCCTGTTAACATCCTCCGACTTCAGGAAGCTGATTGGCACATTGAAGTTGTTGGCAGTATTAAGCTTACTGGCTTCTTGCAGTTGGAACATCTCCAAGTCTTTGTTGCTGAAGCCGGTCGGAGCAAGAGTAACCGCTTGCTCAGAGACCATCACTCCACCTGCACCTGCACGACGGTACTTGCGATTCATGCGTGCTTCAAGGCGGGTGGCCTCTGCGTTACCAAGAGCCTCCTTTGGAATGACGATCATATCTGGCCGACCACGGTTTTCCATAGTGCTGTGGTTGTAAGATTCAGCCTTGTCTTGCAAGGTGATCTGGCCCCAACCTGCTTGAGCTGGGCCTTTACCACGGCTATACGGGGCGAATAGATCGGGGAAGCTGAAGAACACCACATCTTCAACAGGAATGGCCTTCTTCGAACGAACCGCCTCATACCGGACCGTATAACCATACTGGTCTCGCACAGGATACATTTCGGTTGTGGGCACAAGCCAAAGCTTGGCAGGCATGCCCATACCATCCCGCTCCTTGTACCAATATGCAACTCCAGTCATTTCCAGGTATAGGTCTGTCAACTCCATCATCCTGAAGCCATCCATGAACTCATTAGGGGCTGCGAGGAGGTCAAGGATTGGATGGTCGACCAACTCATCAATGCGTAAAGCCTTGCGCATTGTCGGTAGATCGTTACACATCTTCCGGACTGTCTTCACTTCAGCGGTTTTGAGCGACCGCGTTTGCCACCGCTTGGTTGGCTGTTCATTCTTTGCGGTGGTCACATACACCCGAAGAGTCTGACTGGCGACTGCTTGAGCATTGATAGATGCGCATGAGTACGCATCTCCCTTGTACATCTGGAGCAGCTCCCAGGGATTGGGGAGGCGACGGGTTGACCAAGCATCTTGGTACCCACCACCTGCCCAACCGCCGGAGATGGGAGCTCCACCTGATCCCATGCCCTTACCCGCGAAGGCAAGGTATGCATCTCGAATTTTAGTTAGCACACTCATCGGGTGCCTTCCAAGTAACGACTCTTGATAGGATCAAATCCTTTGGGCTCAACACAGTCAAAGTCATCATCGTCAGGTTCGTTGTCATGGTCCTTGAAGACTATACCTTTTGCATCTGAGAATAGTGGAAACTCTTCTTGCTCAGCATCTTCTGTAAGAGGTTTGACTTTTGGAATTTGATGGAGTATTTCTCCATCATGTTCGATACTGTCAATGCGATCTGCCATTAGATGAAGTCCAATAGTGGGTCAAGATCAAGAGAAGCTTTTGTCGAAAGTTGCCACGCCTGTCCCTGGGCGATCACAGTCGTCCCGTTCACGTACTGAACGACGACGCTCTGCCCAGGCAGGATCGTCCCGACGTATGTGGTTCCGCTGATCCCAGTCGCATAGAAGGCTCCGCCACCTATGCTAATTTGATAGCCTGTGCCGCCACCGGCTGCATAGTCCGTCCATGTCGCCCCGGTTTTGGTGATGGCCAATCCAAGAATCTGCCCCCACGTCGTAAATGTCGGCGGAGAGATACTATCGGTTGCGAAGGAGTTGTTCCCATAGGCATCAATGCCATACACTCGCACTTTGTATCCGGTGGCCGGTGCCAAACCACCAATAGTTCCAAACGCCACACCGGCAGCCAGAGTCAGCGTGCCTCTCCGGGTCCAAGTGGGGAATCCGGATGCGGGCGCCGTTTGCACCAGGATCTGTGTTGCAGCGCCAGTCGTTTCGTCGGCGATTAGAGAGACCGTCGTGAGGCCGTTTGTTGTTACACTCAGGTTCGTGGGTATGGCCATGAGGTTGGTGGTGAGGCTAATCGACCCGCTGCCCGTCGCGTTCGACGAGTCAGTCAAAAGAACCGTCGTGGCCGCCGTCAGATTCGCCGCGGTGCGTGTATCGGTGAAAGAGAACGTGCCGTTGTTTGCGATGATGATGCTGGCCGCGGAGAGCGTTCCGTACGTATCGGAGACGGTCAACGTGCCGCCGCCCGTCATTCCCGACGCGGTGCCTGAAATGGTGAATACCGTCCCCGCATTGCCCTGTGTGAGGTTGCTGGCTAGGGTGAGGGAGGGGCCGGTCAACAGATTCGATAACGCCGTAGCCCAAAGCTGACCAATATGCAGACTACCGGTGTCGTTGGGGTGGACGCCATCCGCTTTGGTCGCGGCGGGGTTGTAGAGGGTATATTCGAAAGCTTCCCGGTCCCCCTGAAATATCGTGGTGCCGTTCACAACACCATCAATCGCGGCTTGGTAGGCAACCTCGCGATCCACTGACGGCTGGTCGAACAGGCCACTA